GAATATACCCCATGGGTTCAAAACTCATGGCAGTATATTCAACTTTCTTTTTGTTAAGATAGGGTTGGACAACATCTGTGAAATGTTTGACCCCAATCTCATCATCATTGTCGAACCCGAACATCAATTGTACTCTATTGATATCATCGGCCAGGTTAACTAGGCTGCGTATGCTACGTTCAAGACTTTCGGCTCGCCCCCTAGTGGGCAAAAGTATTGCAATATCAAATTCTGGGTTCTTCATTGTTTCCTCTATTAGTTGCTACTCTTAATTACGTTAGATTCGTCATTGGCAGCAATTTTCTTCTGCAGATAACCTAGCAATACTCCGTATGCTGGAAGAATAACAACCAAACTCACAATGATTTTGGTAATGCTTTGATTAGTTGCTACAGTGAACCAGTTAGCAGCCATGAACTCGTTGGCACCCTTGTAGAACGCTGTGAAGAAGAATGTGTAGGTATCAATGAATGTGCTCACAATGCTACTTAGAGTCGGAGCAATCCACCATGTAGAATACTTCTCACGGAAGTATTGGAACACATAAACGTCTAGTAAGTTACTCACAAAGTAGGCCATACCCGAACCAAGACCAATGCGGAATGCCACTGAGTCTGGAGCTCCTCCCAATTTGACCACAGCCATGCTTGCAAGAATGGCAGGAATAAAGGCCAATGCAATCACAGCACGACCAGTTTGCTTGCCTAGCAAACGAACAGTTAGGTCAGTTAATACAACAACCAATGGAAATGTAAATGCCGCCACTGCCAAGGGATTGCCAAACACTTCAAACTTGAACTGTACAAGATAGTTGCTGATGGCAATAATGATAATATGTGCCAACATCAACTTATAGGCTAACGCACGGTCTACGCCGTTTAAGATTCGATCTAACATAGTTTCTCCTTTAGGATTATTTGTTGTTCAGGTTACCACCTGTGCAACTACCGTCTTCAAACCACTGTTGCATGGCTCGTCTACGGTATTCTTCTAGCTCGGCCAATCTTGCTTGTTCCTCAAGATCTTCCTCAAGATCTTTTAGTTCTTGCCAAGCAGGTTTTTTTTCATTGTTCATGAAAAAGATCCTCGTTCCATTCTCGATGGCCTTCTCTATACGCCATGTTGCTTTGTGTTTCTCTAACCTCCACACGCCAGCACCACAGTCGTTCTGCTTCACCCGGACCCCAAAGGTCCGGAATGTAAACTCCATTGACATACTTGTACAGCATGTCTGCCAGCCCCTCACAGCCCAGTCTTGGTAGGATAGTGAGTTTGGCCAATTTCTTTTCTTCTAGCAGTCGATATGTTTCAAGTTCGGGATCATCTTCGGCCACCAGCAAAGTGTGATCAAATTGATCTTCTAAGATGTGTTTGAGTTCTTTGAGACCACCATAGTCGGCGGCCCAGTTACGCACATCCAAGTTGTCTGTGCCAAAATAGAACTTCATTGAAAAACTGTAACCATGGATTAGATTGCAGTGACTGTCGGCTCTCCACTGTCTGTACGCACAGGGAAATGCGTCATGGTATTCTTTGGTGCTTACGTATTGATACGTTCTAGGTTGATTTGCCATATTGTCCTCCTATGTTATTATAGCATAGGCAGCAGAGTTTGTATAGCGGGGTGATGCCGGACAGACCGCTTAAAGAAATATTTATGGTTGTTGATATCCAGCAGCTCGATAGTTTTGTTGTCCAAAAATAACACCGCGAACGCCGCCAGTGGGATCTGCACAATCGCCAGTTCTGCGTGGAATAAGGTGTATGTGCGGATACATTACAGTTTGGCCAGCGGTCTGACCTGAGTTAAAGCCTATGTTGAAGCCTTCGCATTCTCCAGCGTTGACCATGCTATTGCCTTCCCACAATGCAGCAGTCATTGCTTCACTGATCGAACTAGGCGTGCTCTCTTTGGGTACAAACAACAGGTGGCCACGAGTGACTGGGTAACGATCACGATAAACAACAACATGATGATTTTGCCACACAAGATCATCCCAAGGTGCTACGCCGTCTTTTTGTGCTTGCTCGAGTGTTTGAATGGTCATAATCTTACTTGCCGAAAATTGCTCACGCTCGTATTCTGCACGTTGTTCTATGTCGTTGCGTAGTACAGTTACTTTGATCATCTTTCATCTACATGAAAGTTTGACACATTGCCGTGTTCATCAGCAATGATAATGCGTTTTTGACTCTCGTTATCCTCGTTGGTGATTTCAATCGGTCCCCAAACCCAACATTCAGTTTCGTCGAGATACCAATCGCCGCTGTCTTCCAATGCATAAGCACCTTCTTCATCGATAAGCTCTTGGAGTTCTTCTTCTTGTTCTGGTGTGAGACCTTCAAACTCAATGTCACCCCAGCAACCTCCATCAAACATATCGATCATTTCGGAATCTTCAATGTTCGGACCACTTACAGAGAACAAGTTCAGACTGTCTCGAGCACCATTGCCGCCGGGCACTTCTTCAAACTCAAACTCCGGAAAGTTGTCATCTGTAGTTGTTACTCTAAAAGTAGCCCAACGGAATCCATCTGTAACTTTAATGCGACCTGAACCTTCACGTTGAACAAAGTATTCGTGTTGTTCAACATTTTTCTTGTGATATGTTTTGACAATCCAATTTGCCATGATTATTCTTTCTTGTCGCCAAACAGATTCAGCAAACTTAGGAAAATATTGATAAAGTCAAGATACAGTGTCAGTGCTCCAGATATCTCTGCACCATCACCGGCTTCGCCGTCACTGACTATTTCACGGATTTGCTGTGTGTCGTAGGCTGTGAGTCCCAGGAAGATCACAATGGCCACTGCAGAGATAACCATTTGCATTAGACTTGATCCAACAAAAATGTTGATGATGCTGGCAATCACAATGGCAATCAGGCCCACAAACATAAACTTGCCTAGACTGTCCAAATCACGTTTGGTAAAGTATCCGTAAAAACTTAGACAGCCAAACAACACTCCTGCGCCCATGAATGCCGACACAATGGATCCCATGGTGTAGATCACAAAGATTGTGGCAAAGCTCAACCCCATCAGTGCCGCAAAGGCATGCAAGGTCAGCACTTTTCCTGTTCGACCAATTTCAGAATTCAGTATGAATGGTACAGCAAAAACAAATGCCAAAGGTGCAAAGATCACAATCCACTTCATCACCCCGGTAAAAAAGAACTGCACCAGTTCTGGAGATGAGCCCACAAGATAACTGACCAACATACTGTTGAGCACAGCAGCCATCATGTGACCATACACACGACCCATGGCCTCGTTGATCTCGGCAGCAGTTCGATATGTAGCAGTTGCAAACATCAGTCGGCCCTCTCAATCTCAGTGGCTTCGCGTACCAATTCAATGAGTTCTTCAACTGAACCTACCAAAATTTTAGCAGTTTTCCAGTTGTCTTCGTCATCTCGACCACCAACTTCAATCATGTATCCATTGTCGTACATATTAATGGTAAATGATTCGTTTACCTTGGTCAGCTTATCGCTGAGTTTTCTAACTGGCCCTGTGGGCTTTGCTTTTGCTTTTGCCATTTGTGTTTCCTCTTCTATAAATGTTACTCCGTCATAGCACTCGGGGCAAAGCATTTGCCCGTCGCCGTCGTGTGTTTCGTCGGATCGACCTATCCAACCGCATACACATTCTACTTCCGCTGCCATCAAGGACTCAAACTCTGCTTTGAGTTCTGCCAGTGCATCTTCCAGTTCTTGCTGGTCAACGACATCGTCTTCAGGCGGATCAACTTTCTTTTTACGTGCCATTATCTTGGTGCAAAATCTTGTTGCAGTTTGATGTTGTCAAAGAACTCTTTTTTCACGCTTTGATCAGACTTGAACGCACCGTGCAAAACTGTGGTTTGAGTAAGACTACTGTGTGCCATAATGCCGCGATTCTCGCAACATCCATGTGTGGCCTGGATGTAGACTGCAACGTCTGTCGAACCAGTTGCAAGTTCAATCTCCCTCGCAATGTCCATGCATAGTTCTTCTTGCAATGTGCCACGACGAGCACACCATTGAGCGATTCGTGAATACTTAGACAGACCAATGAGTTTAGGCCCAGCAATGATTCCAATATAAGCCACACCTGAAACAGGCTGGTGATGATGGCTACACATACTCTTGAGTTCACTACGGACGACCAACATCCCTTCGTATTTGCCGTCAGTATCATTGGGGAATGCCGTGGCATTTGGGCTTTCTTCATAGCGTCCACTCATGATTTCGTAAACATACATCTTGGCCAGTCGACGTGCTGTGCCCATTGAGTTGGGGTCGTTGAAACGGTCAATAACCAAACTGTCCAACACACCTTCAAACTTGCCGGTAAGTTCATCTACCAGCATGTCTTTTTCTTTGTCTGTGATGTATTCGGAAATGTTGTCGCCGGCCCAATAGCGGGCACCTGCGTCGGTCAAACGTTTGCGGATTACTTGTGATAAGTTAAGGCTGTTGTCTGTCATAGTGTATTATAAGGTATTTAGATTGCAGTGTCAACGGTTGTACCATTCCCAAGTGTGTCGAATCATGTCATTAAGAGTCCATCGGCGCCAGGTTCCAGCCAATGCATCAAATCTATCCGAACTGGCAGTTAGTGTAGCAGGGTCTCCGGCACGCCTCGGGCCTGCTTGAATTTCGGGCAGGGCACCAATAACCTGCTGTGCTGCCATGATGATCTTGTGATTGCTGGTTCCTTGATTCGATCCAAGATTGTAAACTCCGGCCGGAATCTTCTCCGAATCCAGGGCCATCAAATGTGCCCGAGCAATATCTTCTACGTGTACATAGTCTCGAATACAAGTGCCATCTTCGGTGGGATAGTCATTGCCGAACAGCACAAACACTTTCTTGTCCCGAATACACTCTACCAATCTAGCAATGATGTGAGTACCATCGTCTTCTTCACCATGCCTGCCCAAACTGTCAGCACCGCAGGCATTGAAATAACGAAAAGCCACATAATCCAAAGCATAAGCCTTGTGATAACTGCCCAGCATCATTTCGGTCATGAGCTTGCTTTCGCCGTAGGGGTTTATGGGTTCCCGGGGGTCAACTTCTTGACACGGTACCATCACAGGATCTCCATATACAGCGGCTGTACTGGAAAATATTATGCGAGTCTTGGGTATGGCTTGGAGCACAATGTCCAACATACGATGTGTCTTGACTGTGTTGTTATTATAATAATCCGCTGGCCACTTCATGCTAGGCCCTACAAGACTTGTGGCAGCGCAATGTACGATGGCTGCAGGACGCTCTTGTATCAGTGCGTTCAAGGCAGTGTCGCTGGCAAAATCATTGTGAACAAAACGTTCAAACACACCAGCAAGGTGACCGGGATAATATCTACGGTCAATGCCCACAACTCTGTGGCCTGCATCCTGCAACTGCAAACTGATTTGGCCGCCAATGAATCCTGCGGCACCTGTGACAACTACTGTGCTCATAGTTTAGTATTTTCCTCCAGCAGCATGGTCACGATAACGATTGCCTGCTCGATTCCATTGCTCACCTTGTCCAAGAATAATATCAACAATGCGATCCACAGTGGCATTGTTCCAGTCGGAAATCAATCCCATTCTGTGATGTGGTGCTGACAGCAACTTCTCTAGCTTTTGATAAGCATCTTCTAATGACCAAGGGACATAGAGACGCTCTGGATCATTGGCGAAAGTCTCGGGGAAACTGCGATAAGCAGGATATAATAC